GCTTTACCTTCCTCCGGAGACGCTTCCGGGGCCGGAGACGCATGCCTCTTCGGCCTCTCCCTGTGCTCCGGCGCGGGCGGGCTCGATCTCGGGCTCACCATCGCCATCCCCGGATATCGTGCTGTGGGCCATGTCGAACGGGAAACCTTCGCCGCAGCCACTCTCGTGGCGCGGATGGAAGACGCGTCCCTGGATCAAGCTGTTGTCTGGGACGACGCTGCCACCTTCGACGGCCGCCCGTGGCGCGGCGCGGTGGACATCATCACTGCGGGCTATCCGTGCCAGCCGTTCAGCGTCGCGGGCAAGCGCCGGGGTGCGGACGACGCGCGCCACCTCTGGCCCCATGTCGCCCGCATCATCGGCGAGGTCGAGCCGCCCTTCGTCTTCCTCGAGAATGTCGCCCATCATCTCCGCCTCGGCTTCCCCGAAGTCGCCGGCGGACTGGTCGGCATGGGCTACCGCCTTGCGGCAGGCCTCTTCACGGCGGCGGAGGTCGGTGCGCCCCACAAGCGCGAGCGGCTCTTCATCCTCGCCATACGCGAGGGGGATGAGCTGGCCGACCCCGCGCGCCTGCTCCGGGACCCGTTCGAGTGGCGGGAACCGGACGGAGCTGCTGCGACTGTGGCCGACGCCGAGGGCCAGTGCCAACGAGAACCGGCAGACGAAGCCGACGCCCTTGCAGGCAGCAGGTCAGCACGGCATGAACCTTGCGACGACGGCTGCAATGTGGCCGACGCCGATGGCCAACGACGGATGCAAACCGAGCGCGGGCAACCGCCGGTCGGCCGATCTGACGCATTCGGCAGGCATGTGGATGACGCCGACAGCGCGGGATCACAAGGACGGGGCGACGACGCTGGCCAATACGCCGGTGAACGGCCTGCTTGGCCGCCAGGTCCTCGTGACGCCCATGGCTGGGCCGAATACCTGCGATGCGCGCCGGACCTTGAACCCGCTGTTCGTCGAGGCGCTGATGGGCTGGCCCACCGGGTGGACCGGCTTCGGCTCTGTGGCAACGGCGTGGTCCCGCTGGTTGCGGCGCATGCGCTGCGAACTCTCGCGGCTGAACTGCTGGCCGATGGATGAGGTGGCGGCATGAAGCAGTCGCGCCTCATGTCGCTGGTCGAGTCCGTCGCCAATGTGGTCGTGGGCTACGGCGTCGCCGTGGTCACGCAGATCCTGATCTTCCCGGTCTTCGGGCTGCACACGACGCTGGCGCAGGACCTGAAGATAGGCGCGGTCTTCACCGTGGTCAGCATCGCGCGGTCCTACCTCCTGCGGCGGGTGTTTGAAGGGATCAGGGTTGCCAATCGTTCCGGCGACCGTGGCGGACATGCAGAACCTGCACCGCACCGTCGATGACGGCATAGTAGATCCGCCAGCGCGTCGCCTTTCCGTAGAGCACGCGGCGGATCGGCAGATCGAATTCACGCGCTTCCGGCGCAATAGGATAGGCGTCAGGCATGGCGCCGAGGGCTAGTGTGGTGTCGCGGATGCCCGCCAGCCATTCATCCGCCGCCCTCGGGTTGCGATCCCGCAGGTAGGTCCATGACGCTGTCAGATCATCCGCCGCATTCGGCGTGATGATCACCGGCAGAGGAGCGTTCATTTCGTCTGGGCGAGGCCGTCGAAGAACGTGCCCGCATCGGTGCCTTCACCGGCACGGGCCTGCGTCAGGCCTTTGCGGATCCCCGCGATGGTTTCGGCATAGTCGAGCTGGTCCTGCATTTCTTGCCACGCGGCTGCATCCATCACGACGACGGAAGGCTTGCCGTTCACGGTCAGGATCTGCGGCCGACCGGTCTCCTTGATCTGCGCGATCAGACGCGCCGAATCCCGCTTGAACTCGGTCAGCGGGCTGATGTCCTTGGTGATGTTCATGACTGGCCTCCCGACGCGCATCGAATTATGTGCGAATATAGCGCCTTTTTCGATGCGCGTCGAGGGTTGCGGTACCTACTTCAGGGTGTAAACCCGACCGCGTCCTTCGACTTTCTCCGAGGTCACCTCGAGCCCGAGCTTCTTCTTCAGGGGGCCTGCCATGGCCCCCCTGACCGTGTGGGCCACCCACTCGAGCGCGATGGCGATCTCCTCGATGGTGGCGCCGCCCGGCGCGCGAAGCATCTCGATCAGGGCTTCCTGCTTGGTGCCTTTCCGGCGCTGGACCGGTGCGGAGACGGTTTCGGCTGCCTTCGTGGTCGTTTCGGCCTCCGTGATCCCGAGCGTGGTCTGTGCCAGCGGCGTCGCGCGCAGGGTGATCGGGCCGCGCGCCTCGTCGTGCCGCCAGACGGTGTTGAGGTCGGTGGCGGGGATTTCCTCGATCAGCCCGAGCTTCAGGAGGCTCTTGCAGACATTGCCGACAGCGCCGCCCTTCAGCTTGGCGGTGACGGGAAAGACCGCGCCATCGTCGCGCGCGCAGGCCGCCGAGAGGACAACGGCTTGGGTGTCGGTCAGCTGGATCTGGGTCATGGGGTCGTCTCCGTTCTCGGGGCCGCGACCGTCGCAGCCCTCCTACGACCCCAAGCCGCGCTGGGCGCGCGGCGGGGTTCCGGCGTCACGGGTGGTCAGATGGCGTGTTCGCCTTCCCTGAAGGCGCTGTCGGTGATCTCGCGCAGCTTGGCGCGGTAGTGGTTCAGGGTGCCGACGTGGCCCCAGTGGATCTCGTCGGGGCTGGTCTCGAAGTGGTCGGCGCTGAGGGCGGTGAGCCGCTGCAGCATCAGGTCGATCTCGGTCTTCGCAGCGATGAAGGCGTCGAGGGCCTTGGAATTGTCAGTGGCGCGGCGGGTCATCCTGGTGGCTCCTTGGGTCGAGCTGCATCGTTTCGTTAGAGACACGTTCCCTCTGTCCGCGACGCTTATCAACTCGATAAGCACATGATCTTGCATGATAATTGGAGCGGCGAATGCAGGGCATGAGCGAGCGCCAATACGCCGCCTATGTCGGGCTGTCGCGGGGCGCGATCCAGAAGGCGAAGACGGCCGAACGGCTGGTCCTCTATCCGGACGGCAGCATCAACGCGGCTGCCAGCGATGCCCGGCGAGCCGAGACGACGGACCCATCGAAGACCCGCAAGCCGCCCGCGCCGAAGCTGAAGCCTGTCCCCGAGGCGGCGGTCGCCGCCGTCGGCGACACGCTGCGCGAACAGGGTCTGGCGGTGCCGGCGGTCGGCGGCGGCACGACCTTCCTGCAGGCCAAAACCGCGAACGAGGTGCTGAAGGCCCAGGAACGGCGCATCCGGCTCCAGAAGCTGAAGGGGGAGTTGATCGAGCGGGCCCGGGCGCTGGCGCTGGTGTTCCGCCTGGCGCGGGAGGAACGGGACACGTGGGTTAACTGGCCCGCGCGCGCGGCGGCGCTGATGGCGGCCGAGCTCTCGGGCTCATCCAGCGACGCGACGGGCCAACAGATCACCGTGGAGCCAGCCGCGATGCAGAAGGTGCTGGAAAAACATGTACGCGCCCACCTCGACGAACTCGCCGAGGTCCGGCCCGACTTCCGGTGATGATGACGCACTGACGGACTTTGACGGCGCAGGCGAGATCCTGCGCGCCTGGGGCAACGGGCTGCGGCCCGACCCGGACCTGACCGTCTCGGAATGGGCGGACCGGCACCGGATGCTCTCGGGCCGCGCCTCGGCCGAGCCCGGGCGCTATCGCACGGCGCGCACGCCCTACATGCGCGAAATCATGGACCGGCTGTCGCCCGGCGATGTGATGCAGCGCATCGTGTTCATGAAGGCGGCACAGGTCGGGGCGACCGAGGCAGGCAACAACTGGATCGGGTTCGCGATCCACCAGGCGCCGGGTCCGATGCTGGCGGTCCAGCCGACCGTGGAACTGGCGAAACGGAACTCGCGCCAGCGGATCGACCCGCTGATCGACGAGAGCCCGGAACTGCGGGAGCGGGTGAAGCCCGCGCGCTCGCGCGACGCGGGCAACACCATGCTGTCGAAGGAGTTCGCGGGCGGCATCCTGATCATGACAGGGGCCAACTCGGCGGTCGGGCTGCGCTCGACCCCGGCGCGATACATCTTCCTCGACGAGGTCGATGCCTATCCCGCCTCGGCCGACGAGGAAGGCGATCCGGTCACCTTGGCCGAAGCGCGGTCGCTGACCTTTGCCCATCGGCGCAAGGTCTTCCTGGTCTCGACCCCGACCATCCGGGGGCTGAGTCGGATCGAACGGGAATACGAGGCATCCGACCAGCGCCGGTTCTTCGTGCCGTGCCCGCATTGCGGTCACGCGCAGTGGCTGAAGTTCGACCGGCTGCGCTGGCAGAAAGGCAAACCGGAAACGGCGGAATATCACTGCGAAGGGTGTGATGCGCCCATCGGCGAGCACCACAAGACGGCGATGCTGGAGGCTGGCGAATGGCGGGCGACGGCCGTTGCCGCCGATCCGACCACGGTCGGGTATCACCTCTCGGCGCTTTACTCGCCGATCGGCTGGCTGAGTTGGGAGCGGATCGTGCGGTCATGGGAAGCGGCCCAAGGCTCGGACGAGGCGATCAAGGCGTTCCGGAACACGATCCTTGGCGAGACATGGGTCGAAACCGGGGAAGCGCCAGACTGGCAAAGGCTCTACGACCGGCGCGAGCGTTGGAAATCCGACATGGTGCCAGCGGGCGGGTTGTTCCTGACCGCCGGGGCTGATGTGCAGAAGGACCGGATCGAGGTCGATGTCTGGGCCTGGGGTCGGGGCCTCGAAAGCTGGCTCGTCGATCATGTCGTGATCGAAGGCGGGCCGGACCGGCATGACGCGTGGTCGGAACTGACCGCGCTGCTGGACCGGTCCTGGCCGCACGAACGCGGCGCTCATCTTCGCATCGCCCGGCTTGCCATCGACACCGGCTACGAGGCTCCGGCAGTCTATTCTTGGTCGCGGGCGCAAGGGTTTGGGCAGGTGTCGCCGGTGAAAGGCGTCGAAGGGTTCAACCGTTCGAGCCCAGTGTCGGGGCCGACCTTCGTGGATGCGACCGAGGGCGGCAAGCGGCTGCGGCGCGGCGCGCGGCTCTGGACCGTGGCGGTCTCGACTTTCAAGGCCGAGACCTACCGCTTCCTGCGGCTGGCGCGGCCGACCGAGGAGGACACGGCCGAAGGGGCGGCGTTCCCGCCCGGCTCGGTGCACCTGCCGCATTGGGTGGAGAACGAATGGCTGAAGCAGTTTGTGGCTGAGCAGCTGGTGACGGTGCGCACGAAACGCGGCTTTGCCCGGCTCGAATGGCAGAAGCTGCGCGAACGCAACGAGGCGCTGGATTGCCGGGTCTACGCCCGCGCCGCCGCCTGGATCGCAGGCGCGGATCGCTGGACCGCCGAGAAATGGCGCGATCTCGAGGATCAACTCGGGGCGGCGCCAACGGAAATCGATGGTGCGGGTCGGGTCAACCGGCCGCAAGCCGCACCCCAGGGAAAACGGCAGTCGGATTGGCTTGGCCGACGCGGAGGATGGTTCTGATGACCGACTGGACAGAAACGGAGCTGGTTGCATTGCGCCGGGCCTATGCCAGCGGCACGACCCGGGTCAGCTATGACGG